TAGAACAGTAAGAATGTTTGAAATCAATAACGATACCAATTCAAATGTTGTGTGTGTTGACGCAAGTACCTTAAGAGGTCACTCATCTAATCCAACACTACACATAAGAAGTATTAAATGGAATACAACCGCAGCAACAAGTGATATACAGTTATTATTTGACGCAAGTTCAAATGATCATGCAATATCATTACATGGTAGTGGTGATTACGGATATCACGGAAAACAACCACTGATCACAAACCCAGAGAGTTCTGGTGTGACTGGTGATATACTGATCAACAATGCTTCTGCGGCAACAGGAACAATCATAATCGAAGTAACTAAATCAAAAGGTTATGATAACTCAGGACAAACAAGATAATGGCTGATACCGTAACAAGTCAAACAATTACTGATGTAAGCGGTTCTAAAACCGTGATGAAGTTTACGAACTTCTCAGACGGCACAGGAGAAAGTCTTGTCACTAAAGTAGATGCAAGCGCACTTAATCATGCGTCATCATCTACTAAAATTGCAAGAGTAATTTATAGTATCAATACAACGGATCCTAAGGGGTCCGTTGAAATTCTATTTGATGGAACTACTAACGCAACAGCACTCTTTCTTGCAGGTCAAGGTACAATAGATTTACAAACACCAGCAATACAGATTGCCAATAATGCGACCTCACCAACAGGTGATATACTGTTTTCGACACACAATTTCGTTGCAAATGATAGTTATAGCATCATTTTAGAGGTTAGGTAACATAAATAGAACTAAAGGGGAAAATACGCAACATGAAACTGATTAGAGAAGAAATAAACGAGGCACAATATATCGTTGAGGCAGATGAGAGCGGTAAAAAGTCTCATAAAATCAAGGGTATTTTCATGCAGGCAAACATTAAAAACCGTAATGGTCGTGTTTATCCCATGGAAGTATTAGAAAAAGAAGTTAAGAGATACAACAAAGAATTTGTTGAGCGTAAAAGAGCATTTGGTGAATTAGGACATCCTGATGGACCAACTGTTAATCTAGAAAGAGTATCACATCTTATCACTAAACTAGATGGCGATGGTAAAGGTAATTACATTGGTGAAGCAAAGATTACTGATACTCCATACGGAAAAATCGTCAAATCATTGATAGATGAAGGCGCACAACTAGGAGTTTCTTCTAGAGGCATGGGTTCTCTAGAGAATAAAGGCGGTACCAACTATGTAAAATCTGATTTTTATTTAGCGACTGCAGCCGATATAGTCGCAGATCCTTCTGCTCCACAGGCATTCGTAAACGGTGTCATGGAAGGAAAAGAGTGGATTTGGGACAACGGAATCATCAAAGAACAAGATGTTTCTGAAATAAAAGAACAAATTGAGCGTGAAACGAGAGAGCGTCAAGCAAAAGCAGAGGCACATGCCTTTGAAAGCTTTATGCGAAAATTAACAAAATAATAAATAGTTATACGCAAAAATTTGATATCAAATTAGGAGAGTAAAAAACAAATGGCTGAAGAAATCAAAAACGAACAAGAAATCGTTTCTGAAGCTCCTAAGGGCGCAGACGCACCAAAGGCAGCTGCTGGAAAAGCAGACCCTATGGTAAAAGGCGGCGACTATGAGGATCTTGGACCGGCACTTGTTAAACCTGATCAAAAACCAGGACAAGACAAAGCTGATGACAAGATTAAGAAAGACGCTTCTGCTCCTACAAAAGGTGCCGCACCAGCAGAAAAACCTCAAAAAGTAAAAGAGGCTGCGGACAACGGTGACGAGGACGAAAAAGATAAAGAAGATAAAGAAGACGAAAACGAAATCATGGAAATGCCAAAGACAAAATCTGGTATGATTCAAGCAATGTATGACAACATGAACAAAATGAAGAAAGCAGATATTCAAGCTGCTTACGGAAAAATCATGTCTGCAATGCACGGTGATGACAAAGAAAAAAAAGAAGCAATGCATGATGACGAAGAAGACAAGAAAAAAGTTAAAGAAGCTGTAGATCAAAGAGTAAAATCTATTGATGTATCAGATGATGTTAACGCTCTTGTTTCTGGCGATGATTCTTTATCCGAAGAATTTAAAACAAAGGCTGCTACAATCTTTGAAGCTGCTGTTAAGTCTAAAGTAAAATCTGAAATCGAAAGATTAGAAAGCGAATACGCTTCAGAATTAGACGAAGCAAAAGCAACTGTAAAAGAAGAACTAACAACTAAGGTCGACAACTATCTGAACTACATTGTAGAACAGTGGATGGCTGATAACGAACTTGCTATCGAAAAAGGTATCAAGGGCGAAATCGCTGAAGACTTTATTGGTGGTCTAAAACAGTTATTCGAAGATCATTACATTGATGTTCCAGATGAGAAGTATGACATTCTGGAAGCAAAAGAAAAAGAGCTTGAAGAAATGAAAGCTAAAATCAATGAAATGACTGAGAAGTCTATTGAAGACAAAAAGTTAATCGAAGGTTATACAAAAGACGAAATCTTTGAAAGTGCTGTTGACGGAATGGCTGATACAGAAAAAGAAAAGATGAAATCTTTAGTAGAAGATGTAGCTTTCGAAAACGCTGATGCATATGCTAAAAAATTGGCAACTATTAAAGAGTCATATTTTGGTCAAGCAAAAGCACCTGAATCAACTGAGAATGTTGATACAGTACAACAAAATTCCAATGATGGTAACATAGTATCTGATATGTCTGATAGCATGTCTAGATATGCGGCTGCTATTAGTAGGGGAAAAAGTAGAGATATCTACGGAAATTAATAAGAAATAAGGAGAGATAAACTATTATGTTTAATTCGCAAAACTTACAGGAAAAGTGGGCTCCGGTTCTTGAGCATGGCGATCTACCAAAAATAGATAACCCTTACAAGAAAGCGGTAACTGCTGTTATCCTTGAAAACCAAGAAAAAGCTGCGAAAGAAGACAAAGCATTCTTAGGTGAGATTGCAAACATTACAGGTGATGCTGCTGTTGCAAATTGGGATCCAATCCTAATCTCATTAGTAAGAAGAGCTATGCCAAATCTTATCGCATACGACATCTGTGGCGTTCAACCAATGACTGGACCAACTGGTCTGATCTTTGCAATGAAGTCCAGATTTACTTCAAACTCAGGCACAGAAGCATTATTCAACGAAGCTGATTCAGATTTCTCTGGAACAGGTACACATTCTGCTTCACTAAATCCTGGTCTGATGAACGACACTACTACTAGCGTAACTGCTGGTACTGGTATTGCAACAGCAACTGCTGAAGCTTCTTCATCATTCGCAGAGATGGCTTTCAGTATTGAGAAGTCAACTGTAACAGCTAAAACTAGACAGTTAAAAGCTGAGTACACAATGGAACTTGCTCAAGACTTAAAAGCGATCCACGGTTTAGACGCTGAAACTGAATTGGCTAACATCTTATCTGCTGAGATCCTTGCTGAGATCAACAGAGAAGTAGTAAGAACAATTTACGAAAAAGCAAAAAAAGGTGCAAACATTAACACTACAACTTCAGGTACATTTGACTTAGATACTGATTCAAACGGTAGATGGTCTGTTGAGAAGTTCAAAGGTTTAATGTTCCAAGTAGAGAGAGATGCTAATGTGATCGCTCAAGAAACTCGTAGAGGAAAAGGTAACATCATTATCTGTTCTTCTGATGTTGCTTCTGCATTACAAATGGCTGGTGTATTAGATTACACTCCTGCTCTTAACAATAGCCTAAATGTAGATGATACTGGTAATACTTTTGCTGGTACATTAAACGGCAGATACAAAGTGTACATTGATCCATATGCATCAAACAACACAGCTGCTCAATACTATGTTGTAGGTTATAAAGGTACATCACCTTATGACGCTGGTATGTTCTATTGTCCATATGTTCCACTACAAATGGTGAGAGCAGTTGGTGAAGATACATTCCAACCAAAAATTGGTTTCAAAACCAGATATGGTTTAATCAGAAACCCATTTGCAGAGTCATCTGCTCAGGCTTCTGATACTGGAACTGATCAAGCAAACATCTATTACAGAATGGTTAAAGTTACTAACTTAATGTAATACTTTTTCAACTTAATTAAAAAGGGGGGGCGTCAAAACTCCCCCTTTTTTTATGCATAAATAATATTATATGACAGATACAACATTATCAAGTAAACAACCAAGTGGGTCTGGATTAGACTATGCAGATCCTACAAAGTTTAAGTTTCAAATTACCAAACTGCCTAGAGTAGAATTTAACTCTATTCAGGCAAACATTCCTGGTATTACACTTACAGAATTAAATCAACCTACACGATTAATGCCTGTAAGAATACCTGGTAATGATATGACATTTGAAGACTTATCTGTAACTTTTATTGTTGACGAAGATTTGACAAATTATCGTAGTGTACACGACTGGATGGCTGGTCTTGCACAAATGGATAGTGATGACA